CGCAGCATCTTTACCGGCTTGGATGAATCTTCCAACACTTCCTGTGATAAACTGAACAGCAGATTCGACAACGGCATCAAACATATTGTTTACTGCGTCGATGAGCGGCTGTGTATTAGTTCTTATTGCATCGGCCAAACCATTAATGAAAGATATCATCATGTCAAAGCCTGCCTGAATGATATCAGGAAGTTTGGATGCAATTGCCTCAAGGAAGTTAACAACAATATCAATTGCTGCTTCGACAATACCCTGAATATTCGAGGCGATTCCTTGTAGGATTCCGGTTATCAGCTGAAGACCAGCATCAACCATTTGCGGAACGTAAAGAAGGAATGTATTCAGCAAAGAGCTAAGAAGCTGCATCGCCGTATTAACTATCGTCGGGATGGCTTCTCCAATTGCAGTAACTATCGCAATCAGAATATCCCTGAACGCATTCGCAATTGTTACAGCATTCTGAGCAATAGCATCAATAAAAGCTGCAAATCCTTCTCCAATACTGGAAAGCATGAGCGGGATCATAGCCGTTATTACTGTGACTACAGCAGGACCAGCAACAGCTAACGCGCTCAGTGCCACAGTAAATGCAGTAAGAGCTACACTAGCAACACCTACCGCTACTGATACAAGAAGCAGTGCAGCTGAAAGACCGAGAATAACCGGCATAATAGGCGCCAATACAGCACCGGCAACGCCGAGAACAGCAAATGCTCCGGCCATAGTTAATAGCGCCTTGCCGATTTCGGCCATACTTAATCCGCCAAGGGTTTTCAATACTGGAGCCAAGACTGCTAACGCACCTGAAGCTATGAGCAATGCCGCAGATCCGGCAAGGGTGCCATTCATGCCGTTAAGAGCTAAAGTTAAAACGGCCAATGAACCAGCAAGAACCAGTAATCCTTTTCCGATTTCAGGCAGGGACATCCCTCCAAATGACTGGAGAGCATTAGCCATTACGTTTAAAGCTGCGCCAACAAGAATCAAACCTGTAGCGGTAATAGGAAGCGTCGCAGGCATAAGCTTCATTGCGCCAGCAACGATTAATAACATGCTGCCAATGCTCAGAAGACCTTTCCCTATTGTTTCAAGGTTAAGACCTCCAAACTTTTCGACAGCTTTCTCCATAATAAGAAGCGACGCTGCCATGGCTATAAGACCGATGCCGGTACTTATTCCAAGCTTTCCGTACTTGGCAAGCATCATGAACGTCGACATTTCAAGCATCAACGTTCCGACAGCAAATAGTCCTTGCAAAAGCTGTTCCGGATCAAGCTGACCAAGAGCAGCAACAGCACCAACTAAAATCCTTATGGATGCAGCAAACGCTACCATTGCCAGAGCGCTCGTTTTAATCTTCCCTCCAAAATTACCAAGAAGCATTGCTGCTCCTGTCATTTCTCCAAGAAGAACTGTTACCGCAAGAAGTCCTTTTCCAAGATCTGACGCATCAATCGACGATAATTTCTTTAACGCTCCAGCCAGTAAAGAGACTGCGATTGACAAGCCAATCATTATGACAGCAATCTTTGTGGCGCCCTTGAACTTTGCGTCGCCTAAAAACTTTTCCATTAAGGCGAGCATTCCGAATAACTCGCCAAACAGTACAGTAATTGCTCCCAACGCTTTTGCAAGATCTCCTGCCGGAATACCGGAAAGAGCAATCAGTGCAAGAGCAAGAATTCCAACAGCAATACCAATCTTTAGAATAAGACCTGCTTTTGCTTTCTCAGTAAACGACTCAAATGCGTCACCGATGCTTCCAAGTGTATCCTTAATCCCACCAATAAGGTCTTTAAATGTATCTACAGGAGAAGCAATTTTATCGACAAGGTTCTTAAGTCCTACAGCAAGGCCTGCAAGTAATCCAGTCTTAACAAAGTTAAGCGCCGTATTCATATCAGCGTTCTTAAACGCATTTACGATTGAATTAAACAGCGTGTCAAATGCTCCGCCGAGAACTCCTAGTACTTTTATAATTCCAGGGCCAATTGCAGAAAAGCCTTTCTTAATCCCGTCAAGACCTTTCTTGACAACGCCAACAACTTTTGATAACGGATTAAGTTTTCCAGACAATTCTTCAGCAGAGTCTGAAATAGATTTGAACAGGCCACCTCGGATTTGAATCTGCTTCGATTTAATGAATACTCCATATGCAAAACTATTTATTGCATCGGCTGCTTTCTGAATTGCTCCACCAAAATTCTTTTGAATGAAGTCGATTACAGATTTGAATCCGGCAGTAAGCATCCTAGAAGCTTCATTGGTTCTTGCATAAATTGTAATCAAACGACTGAAGTTTACAGCCAAATGAACGATTGCAGATGTAATTGGAGAGAAAACTCCTAGCAATTCTTTTATGCCGCCAACTACAGCAGATATAACCTGAATTCCAATTTTAGCAACCGAGAATACGCCACCAAGAATTATCCGTAAAGTAGAAGCACCTTCATCAGTAAGCATTAGACTTCTGGTAAAGTCCCTGAACTGCCTGGTCAGATCAACAAGCCTTTCTGCAGTTATCGGTGGAAAAATATCACTGAATGCGTTCTTTACAGTGTCTATGACATATAGGAAAGCATATAAAGAATTCAGAAGACCTTGGACCAGTAAATTCCTTCCTCCAAGGTCGCTCCAAGACTGCAAAAGATTATTTCTTGCTTCTGCAGATTTATTTGTAAAATCAGAAAGGATGTTTGAAACGTCAGTCCAAAGTTCCTGAGCTTCTTCAAAGTTGCCTATGATAAGTTCCCAACTTTGAGTCCATCCAGACTGAACATTCTCTTTTAAAGTATCCCACAGCTGAGTAAAAGTCTTTATCTTTGTGGCAGCTTCCTCAGCGGTTTTTGCTATCTGTTGAAACTTTGCAATCTGCTCATCATTAAAGCCCATAGCTCTAAGCTGAGCATCATCGTAAACACCAGAATAAATGTTCATCGCCTTCGTGAACATTTCTCCGGTAAGCCACCCATCTTCAAGAGTTTCTTCGAGGGTGCCTTTTTTCTCAATCATTGCGTCGATTGCAACGCCCTCTGCTCTCGCAACATCCATCAATGTGTCTTTGAGAGTTGTCGTCCACATGTTCGCATTTCTCAAAGAGTTGACATCGATCTTACGGATTACGCCACCAAGAGCCTGAGACATCTGATACGTTGCTCTCGCCATGTCCTGAGGACTTGCACCAGAAGCAGCTGCAAGGTTTGCCATACCCCTTACAGCATCCGCAGCTTCTTCGACACCGAGACCCTGTGCAACAAACTTACCAACGTTGCTCGTCATTTGAGCAAAGTTATAAATTGTTTTATCTGCGTATGTATTAAGTTCATTTAGAGCACCGGATATCTGCTCCATAGAAGCAGTTTGATCATTTGCCCTAATGACCTGAATCGCACCAATTTTAGTCTCATATTCTTCAAGACCAGTTTTAATTGGGTCAATTGTAAGCGCAGATGCAACATTTTTTCCGGTCGTAATTGCAGCATTAGTGATTCTTTGAAGAGCCGTAATGCCAACAATTCCAAGTGCATTAAATCTATTAGAAAGGCCATCTACAGCAGAACCAATCCCGTCAAGATTGAATTTTCCAGCAACGTTTGTTAATGCACTTAGATTCTTTGAAGACTTGTCGAAATTCAAAGCCTGCTTGAGCTTATCGAGTGTACTAAGACTTGTATGTACATTCTTCTCAAACTGGTGATTGTCAAATTGCATTTCAACAACTCTGTTGTCAACTGTTGTGCTCAAGTTCTAATCACCTCCGCCCAAGCCTTCTGTGCTATTTCATCAAAAATCGGCCGCATGGCAGGATTGATATAATCTCTTCCCTGTACATAGCCGCCGTTTCTAGTTCCATGTCCATATTGCAAAATCACTGCAATATTGACACCTTTATTAACATTTGTATTACTCCAAATTATGGAAGCAGAATCGCCAGAGTTAACGATATCATACCGCCACGATGATGCCGTTTTTCCACTATCAGCAGGTGTAGCCGCAGCAAGAGCATCGACCCCGAGACTTCCATACTTACTAAGAATACTCATAAAATCTGTCTTCATTAGCCGGTTAAAAAATGTCTCGGTCTTCTTAAAATCGCCCTTTGCTTTTATCGTAATCATTGAATCAACCTCTCGAATGTAAGGACTTTCTTCTGGCATCATTCAAAGCACGATTTCGATTTCGAAGTTCGCTTTGACTCATCTTTTTTGGCGGAGCGTTCTTTATGCTGCAAACCCTAATTAGAGCCATAAGCTTACTCAAATGCCATTTTTGACACTCAAATGGAATACCAAAAGAAACCATCCAATAATAGATAATCTCGGCAGTAACAACTTCTGCCCCATGGCGTTCATTTGCCAAGTTACTAAACGTTGTGGCGTGTTGCTCCTCATTCATGTAGGAGATTATTTGATCGATAACACTTCCTGGCAAATTGTTATATAAATTCGGATTTACGTTTTGAGTGAGAGTCATGCACCGAATGTAATCAAGCAATTCTTCAGGAGTCTTCTGTTTTTTACTTAAAAAAGGCTTATGCCATCTTGCTTCCCATTTGGAAAGGGAGATCAAAGAGTGCTCCAATTGAATTGAAACCGGTGTCGTATACGTAAACTCTTCTGTTTCCGGATTCCACAACCTAATCGCAGGTACTAAAACGTTAAGCATCTATTTTGATCTCCCGTTCTATTTAAACCGTAGAGAGCTGTACAGGCTGAGCTGGATTATTGCCAGATTTCTTAATCAACTCTTCAATCTCAGCAACAGGAATCACCTTGTTAATAAACTCCGAAGCAGCATTGCTATCCGTAAGTAATTCTGTATAAAGCGCGTCGTATGCTGCAGACTGTTCAAACTCTCTAGACCTTTCTTCAGATTTAAGAAATTTCTTTCCGTCACCAGAAACTTCGCCATAGCTCATGAGAATAATCTTCTTAAAAATCTTTCCCATTTCATTAACATCTTTTGTGTTAATAATTCCACGAATGATTGTCTCTAAGCCGCCCTTCGTAGAAAACTGCATGTCAAATACTTCTGCTTTGGAAATGTTAAATAAAAATTCCTCGGACTTCTCTGTTCCAAAGTAGTCCTTATACTTGATCGTCTTTGCGTACATGAGCATTACTCCTTTCAAGAAAATAAAAGCCCCTCAGTATAAAACCAAGGGGCCTCTAGTAAAAATATCTTTTAAACTAATCATTTAAGCAGAGTAAGAACTTCATCCGGAAGCGGAAGTCTCGGATCTGTAGCTTCAGTACCGGTTCCAGCATCGGTTCCATACAGCACATTCTCAAGTGCCGTAAGCTTATCCGCCTTATCACCAGTAAACTTCGTAGAGTCAATTACCAGAGAAGCAGTGGGCTTATAACCCTTAACTGCAACCGGAGTGGTTGTCATTTCCCAAGAGAAGGTAATTGCTTCAGGGCTATCATTAATAGTCTGATAAGCCTTCTCGGAAGGAGAAACGGTGCAGCCATAAAGAAGGTGCAGCTTATAGCCATGCTCCTCGAACTGAATGTCGTTACCGATTCTGGTACGATAACAGAAACCGAATGCCTTTCTGGTCTGCTGGCCAATCATAACGCCATCAGCGATTTCAGCAGAACCATCCAGAACTGCAAACTCATCCGGATAGGTATAAGCTTCAATGGTAGCACCAAATTCCTCAGCAGAACGAATGGAAAGATACTTAACGTTATCTGCCCAAAGGTCGGTAGGTTCTGCACCTGACGGGCTCTCAGAAACACTGGTAAGACCGTTCCATGCATAACCAATCGGATATGCACCAGAATTATCCTGCGGATATACTACGCCGTGATCAGTACCAGTTTCGTATAATCTTTCGCCTGCCTGATCCCATACTAATTTAGCCATAAGGAAAATCCTCCTAAACAAAAGAAAAGCCCTTGAAATAGGGCAATTAATAGTAAATATTGAATACGTCGTGATTTAGATCATCACTTGAAAAATGCCGATCATAAGAGCAATATGGAAGATTCATCAGTGGCGCCAAATAATCACTCACTGATTTCTTATCGATCAACGTAATCGTATATCGGATTGGTCTAATATACGGAGCATTATCTGCATAACGCACACCATCTCCAGCTCGCTGATAAATGATACACGGATACTTAAGCTTCACCGATTCCGGAGGCTGATGATACACGTTTCCATTTGTCATGATCGACTTTAATTTCTCATGCAGCTCAAGCCGCCGGTCCTGAATCGTCATTATAGACATCTCCGATCGATAAAGTCAGTCTTGGATAGTTTACATCTATGTTCGTTACTCTCCACTTTGTGCCCATCCAAGTAACATAGCGAATCTCTCCAATATTATGGTAAGCAAATGGGTCCGCCAGAATACTGATTTCATTGTTAATAACGAGATCATCGTTAAGGTTGGAAGTCTGCTTCCAGCTACGCTTTCTGCTTAAAACTTCGCCATAATATTTACGTTCAACAATCTTAGCTTCCCAATCTCCTGGAGACTCTTCAGATTCTACGCTTATTGAAAAGCCAACGGACCCATAATACTTAGCCATTTATGCCTCCATTATGAATTTTTTAAATCGATCACGGATTGGAGTTGGAAGCGGGCTTGTAGATAGCGATTGCGGAGTAAGGCTTCACAAGAGCACCAGAGAATCTTGTCTCAAGCAGGTACTTCTCCTGGTTCCAGTCGATATCGAAGTCCTCGAAGAACTCAGTCTCGCCGCCCTTGTCGGCACCAACATTGTAGTCCTTCAGGTCAACAAGAACTGCCATCAGCTCATTGTCTTCGCTGTCGGTAACACCTTCCATCGGCTCAACATCGAAGATACCACCAGAGACTCTCAGCTTGGTAGCAAGCTTGTCATCAGTGTCATACAGCGGACGACCCATCTGGTCCTCAAGCAGAACCATCTCGGTATGCCAGTTAGCAGTGGTAAACATAGTAAGGTTGCCGCTACCCTTGTAGTTCTTACGAGACTGAATAGCAGCCTTGATAAGAGCCTTTGCAGCCTTCTCATCATCAGCAACATCAGCTGCCTGAAGAACGACCTTTACGGTGTACAGGGAGTTGTCGTTAGCCATGGAGCGGATATGCTCCTCGGAAATCTTATCAGGGGATGCGGAAGAACGACCGTCACCGATCAGGATTGCACGAGCGCACTCTTCCTCAAGCATCAGTCTCATCTCGGTCTTGATCCAAGCAACAACGTTGAAGTCGGTGATATCGAGAATGTCATCACGATCCAGCTTCTGCTTCTTGTAGATGGTCTGCGGAGTAGTTACTCTCTTCAGCATAGAGAAGACTTCTTCAGCCTTCTTGGTGCCCTTGACGTAACCCTTAGCACGAGCCTCGTCCATGGTAATGTTTGCATGGATGCTCTTAACTCTGCTGAACGGAGTATGACGAACACCGGTCATAACCTTCTTGACCCAGTCCATCTGACGAGTAATAAAATCAGGCTCAGCATTGATCGCTCTTGCATCCGGGAACAGATATCTAATGTCGGCTACACCATAAGTCTGAGCAGTAGTCTGGTTGCCCTCATCATCGTGGTTGTAAACGGTGTGAGCCAGAACACCGCCTTCCTGCATCTGGTTCTCAACAGCCTTCTTCAGAGAACCGACCCTCTTCCAGTCCTCAAAGATGACCTGCATGTCGGAATGGCTAAGAACAGGTCCATAGTTTCTCTCATTGTCAAATACGTTGTGCTTCACGGAAGTATCCTCCTCTTCATCTTCAGTTTCTTCGTCTTCTGCTTCCTCGTCATCTTCATCGTTGGAGATGGCATCAATAAGAACTGCAACAGCTTTCTTCTGCTCTTCGTTAAGAGTCTTCAAGACATCTCCAACTGTCTTGTCGTCAGAATCGCTGTGCTTAATTTCAGCTTTGTCCTCTTTCTTTTCGTCTTCAGCGTCTGCCTCATCCTCGTCGTTAGTGAGAGAATCGATGAGAACTGCTACGGCTTTCTGCTGCTCCTCGGTGAGGGTCTTCAGAACATCGCCAACGGTCTTTTCCTCAGTTCCGCTGTGCTTCACTTCATCCTCCTCGTCATCTTCTGATGGCTTCTTTTTATTTTCAGAATCTGCTTCCTCTTTTTCGTCTTCCTCTGACTCAGCTTCATCTGTCACTTCAACAGGCTCTACATTCTCCTTTTTCTTAGGCATCTCTTCTTTCTCTTCCTCTTCATCATCGGAATCGGAATGCTTAAGAATGTCCTTGTCGTCAGCTTCCATAACCATTACGGCGTCATCCCAAAGGTCGCCATGAGCAAGCATTGCCGTCTCAATGAGCGCTTCAGGATTTGCACCACCAGGAACAACGCTAAGTTCCCGAATGATTCCATGAAGAACATTGCTGCCATCTTCTTTAAGCTGATTTGCATAAATAGAAAGAGCCAACAGATCACCATGAGCAATGGATTCCTTTACGTGCTGCGCCTTCTTTGAGTTATTGAAGTAACCCTTGGCATAGACACCATCATCCTTGTTGAACAGGATTGCGTGCCCAAGCACCATTTCCGGATCATTGTGCTGGTGATTCCAAAAGAGCGGGACTCTTGCGCCGTCTTGATCCGCAAACGCATTCTTTCGAATGATTCTTCCGTCTGCACATCTGACGTCGTTCTTAGTGGCCCACCCTGCAAAATCACATTTCTTGGCCATTTTGAAATTTCCTCCTAAAACTAAAAAACAAGCCGATTAGCTGCTGTCGTTAGTAGAAAGTGCTGTTTGTCTCTTTCACGTTCGACGCGTTAAATCCGCTTGCCTTGAAGTAGTAGTTATTAAATTTTCTTGGTTTAGTTAATTGGTTAAAATTTTGTAACTATTTATTTCTGATTCGTATCTGGGATTACCTTTAAACGAATTGATTTCTTATTTTTAACTGCTTGTTCGTCGATTCCAAGGTTCACCCGACATGTTGTGTCGTTGATCATGACAGAACCATCGTGTGTGAACTCTGGCATACCGGCAACGATTGACTTTAAAAGAGAGATCACAGTTGCAGTCAGCGCAACGTCGAAAATTCCCTTCCAGTCAATCGTTGAAAACGGCATACCAAGAACAATCATAGAAAGAGCGACCTCGGAAAAGGTCCAGAGCGCTCGTTTTGCAGCTAAGATAAGAAACTCGATAAAGGAATCCTTATCAAAGTTTTTCATCTGCGGCACCTCTTAAAAGCCTACGTTTCTCATAACAAATCCGACAACTACGCCGACAACTGCTGTGATTACATATTTTACAAAAGTTCTCCACATCTCTCCGTCTTTGGATTCAATTATCTCTATGCGGTTTTCTTGAGACTCTTGCTCTTTGACAACATTGCCAAGAGTTACTGTGAGGCGCTCAACGGAGAGAGTTAATTTTCGAATTTCTTCTGTGATGGCTTCAACTTTGTTTATACGATCATCAAGCGCCTTCATTCGCTCCTTATATGCTGGGAGCGTTACATACTCAAGATCGCTCATTATTAGTCCCCCTGCTTATGGCTTATCCCATAAGGTCGTCCATCCACGACTGAATCATCATTCTTTCGCGGTCGGTTGAAGCTTCATCTAATAATCTCTGAAGCTTGGAGTGCATTGCGGAAGTACCAGAAGATCTACCTCCATAAGAGTTTCCGCCATAATTAGAACCATATCCACCATCAGCACCGCTGTAGCCTCTGCCATAGCTTCCTTCGACAGTGTAGTTACCCATGTACGGATAACGTCTTGAACGTCTCATGCCGTACATGCGTCTTCCGGATGATTCTTCGTCGTACATTTCATCATCCATCTCGCAGATTTCGCCGATGTCTTTAATAATGTCGACG